ACGCCGTCGCCGACTCCGATCTCGGGCACCCCACTGCATCTCCTCCCCTCCACAGTGAGGGGTTTTTTCATGAGCAGGTTCAACACCCGTACCGCCCGCCCGAGCGGCATATCGCCCGTGACCACCACCGGGCAGACCGCAACCACGCACGAGGGCAGCGCCGGATTCCTCCGCGACACCAAGAGCGAGCTTTTCCTCCTGTCGGTCGCCAACCTCGTCGGCCAGGACAGCTTCTACGAGACCGGCGGCCAGCGCGACGACCGCTACACCCAGCTCGTGCGGCAGCTCGCCGTCTCCGACCCAGCATGGACCGCCGGGCTCCTCGGCTGGCTGCGCGGCGACGGCAACATGCGCACCGCATCCCTCGTCGGCGCGGCCGAGTTCGTTCGGGCCCGACTCGACGCCACCAAGGGTGGCTCCGGCATGGGAGGCGTACTCGCACTCAGCCAGCAGGACGAGGGCTGGAATCGCAAGGTCATCGACTCTGTTCTCCAGCGCCCCGACGAGCCCGGTGAGCTGCTGGCGTACTGGACCTCCCGCTACGGCCGCAACCTGCCCAAGCCCGTCAAGCGCGGCATCGCCGACGCCATCCAGCGCCTCTACACCGAGCGAGCCCTGCTCAAGTACGACACCGACTCCAAGGGCTACCGCTTCGGCGACGTCCTCGAACTCGTCCACGCCGCACCCGCCACCGACCGGCGCTGGCAGGGCGACCTGTTCAAGCACGCCATCGACCGCCGCCACGGACGCGACACCGACATCCCGGCACGCCTATCCACGCTGATGGCCCGCGAGCGGCTCATGGCCACGCCCGTCGACCAGCGCCGCGCCGTGCTCCGCAACCACCCGGAACTGCTCAACGATGCGGGCATGACCTGGGAAGCAGTCGCGGGCTGGCTCCAGGGGCCAATGGACGCCCAGGCGTGGGAGGCGATCATCCCGTCCATGGGGATCATGGCGCTGTGCCGGAACCTGCGGAACTTCGACGAGGCCGGCGTGTCCGACGAGGTGGCCGAGCAGGTCGCGGCGAAGATCAGCGACCCGGAGCAGGTCGCCCGCTCGCGCATGTTCCCGTTCCGGTTCTGGGCCGCGTACAAGCACGCCCCGTCGCTGCGCTGGGCGCACCCGCTGGAGAAGGCGCTGTCGGCGTCCCTGTCCAACGTCCCCGCACTGGACGGGCGGACGCTGATCCTGGTCGACCGCAGCCCGTCCATGTTCCCCGGCTACGCGTTCTCCACCGCGAACAAGTCCGACATCACCCTTGCCGAGCAGGCCGCAGTGTTCGGGGCCGCGCTCGCCCTGCGTGCAGCCAACCCGACGCTGGTCGAGTTCGGCATGCGCAGCAACCCGGTGCCCGTACCCAAGGGCGGCAGCGTTCTGCGTCTGGTCGAGCAGTTCAAGATGATCGACGGCACCGACATCCCCTCCGCCGTCAAGGCCCACTACCAGGGCCACGACCGGGTCGTCATCGTCACCGACGAGCAGACCCGGCCCGGCTGGCTCCCCTCGAACGCCTGGGGCCACCCGGGCAGCATGCGCGAGACTCAGATCGATGACCTCATCCCGCGCCACGTGCCCGTGTACATGTGGAACATGGCCGGTTACAAGGCCGGGGCGATGGCTTCCGGTAGCGGGAACCGGCACACTCTCGGCGGCCTGACGGACAGTGCTTTCCGGCTCATCCCGTTGCTGGACGCCGGGCGCAACGCGTCGTGGCCGTGGGAGAAGCGGGGCTGACGGCCCGTCTGCCCCCGCGCCTATGGCGGGCATGGGGGCCGACGGTCACGCACTGCGACGATCACGGGCGCATACTGGACGGCAGCCCTGTCACTCCTGCACCCACGGGAGCTGCACCATGCCCGTCCTCAACGTCTGCCCCGGAAGCCACAACAACGCGTGGAGGAAAGCCGAAGCCGCCGGCGAACCCCACGACATCACCCCCACATGGGGAACCCCCCAGCACTGCCTGTCGTGCATGGGCCGCGCCTACCACCAGCTCTCCGAACTCCCCGAACTCCTCGCCGCGATCTGGCTGGAGGCCACGCACGGCACCAGGGCCAGCAGCCAGCGGACCGGCACGATCGGCCGCGCCCCCGAAGCCACGTGGCCCGGACAAGCCGCCCGCCTGATGACGGACCTCATCATCGGCGGCCTGATCGAACTCGAAGACGACCTGCGGGACCTGCGCCACCTCAACCCCCGACCGAACCGCGGCCGTGAAGGACAGACCGCGACCGGCACGGTGGCGTTCCTCACCACCCACCTGGACTGGGCCCTCACCCACCACCCGGCGGCGACCGAAGCCCACGACCGCGACTCCGGCAACCCCGCCTCACAGATCAACTACTGGCACCGGGCCGCAGCCAGGTTCACGAAACGCGACGCCCTGCGCGTGCAGATGGCCGCGCCCTGTCCGCGCTGCTCGCTGCGGACCCTCGCGCACGAGGACGGCGAGGACTACATCGCCTGCCAGAACCCGGCCTGCGGCACGCTGCTGACGGAGGCCGAGTACTCGACGCACGCCAGCGAGCTGGCTGCGGAGGAGTACTTCGCGAGGGCGGCTAGCGCGTAAGCCGATCTTCGTGTAACACTATCTGCGCCACCACCATGTCTTCGACGGCCCCGGACCCTAGGTTCGGGGCTTTTCGCATGCCCGGGGCGGAGGTGACCATGGTCGTCCTTGATGGGGACCTCTCTCAGGTCACCTGGACCACCAACCAGTCTGCTGAAGCCGCCGGCGTACCGCCGGGCCGGATCCGGATCTGGGCCCACCGGGGCAAGCTCACTGCGGTCAATCCCCGCGGCAAGCACCCGCGCTACCGGGCGCTGGACGTGCTGCGTGTCGAGGCCGAGATGAGCGGCCGGATCCCGACCGCCGCCTGACCCATCGACTCCCCGCCGCCCTGGGTGCGGATGCCGGCGGGGTTCCCGCGCCCGCGGTGAGGGTCGCGGGCATCTCGCGGCCCGACCTGCCCCCGTCGGCCGGGCCGCGAGACCAAGCAGAGGCGGTGACCATGCGCTCGATCCACCGCGCCCGCCAAGAGTTCTGGTACTGCGCCGAGCACCATGCCGGTCGCCTGTGGGATCGGGCCTGCGCCGACGGGGTGTCGTGCTGGCTCGACTGGCTGCCCGCGTTCTGTCTGAGACGCCGGTATGCGGCGGAGCGGGTCTTGAACCCGCATCTGTTCGCGAGGCGGTGACCATGCCCGCCTCCACCGCGTGGATCTTCTGTAGCTGCGGCCACCTCGCCGCCGAGCACAACGGCGGCGGCCAGTGCCGCGCCCGGACCGAGTCGGATTGGCCGTGCAACTGCCAGCAGCTGGACGCCGACGACCAAGACTGAACCACCACCACAACCACCAGGAGAATCACCATGGCCAAGCCCGAACTGCGCGGATACATCGTCAACGTCGAGCACGCCGACGCGGGCCGGATGCGCACCCTGTGCGCAAACCGCGTCGACGCCGCCTACTTCAAGTCCGAGGGCGGATTCACCACCTTCAAGGACTCCGACAACGCCGCCGTCTACAGCGTCCGCAACGACTGCCTCGTCTCGATCGAGCGTGTGCAGGACGGTGCAGAACTCCTCTCCGCCCTCCAGGCCCTGCTGCGCGAGGCCGACGAGAAGGGCTCCGCGTCGGCGCGGCTCCTCGCAGCCCGCGAGATCGACCCGAACGACACGGTCTACGAGAGCCACTACGACGTGAAGGTCTCGACCGTCGCGAGTGTGGCAAAGCCGGAGCGCTGACGATGGCTGCCTTCGGCACTCTCTCCGTCCCGTGCCCGGCCTGCGCCGAGGCCATCACCATCCCCGCCACCCTGACGCTCACCGGCCGCCAGGTCGACGGCGCCGCCCAGGCGGTTGCCAGCCTGGACGAGACCGCGATCCGCGAGCACACCGGACAGCACCAGGAGCCCCCGGCTTGACCGTCCCGTCCGACGACCCGCACCGCGCCGTCGCCTCCCCGTTCACGTTGCCCGCCGACTGGGACCCGATCCCCGGCCGCTGCTCCCGCTGCGGCGCAGACGCGTGGTGCGACGAGGGCCGCTGGTGGCACGACGGGATCGCCTGCCCAGCGCGCGGGCCCGGCGCCGAGTTCATCCCAGACCCGACCGGAGGCGACGATGTCTGACCTGCCCGCCATTGGCACCCCGGTCCACTACGTCGACCGCGACGGCACCTGCGCCCCGATGCACGTCCACGCGCACATGACACCCACACACCTCTGCCTTGCGGACGTCCCCTGGAGCACCGATCCGCAGGACCCGCGGCCCGGGCGGACCGTGTTCACCTGCACGCCCGGCGCGGAGGAGCCGGGCAGTTGGCACCTCCCCTGCTAGACCACCCTCACCGCTCACCCTCGGAGCACCCTCATGTCCAACCTCGCCTTCCCTTGGCCGCGTTCTCAGCGTCGTGCCGCGTCCCGTGACCAGGCGCGGAAGTTCGCGTTCTACAACGGCCCCGCGCCCCGCTACGAGGCCGCCCGCGACCTGTCCTGCTCGGTGCACCACCGGCAACTGCCCTGCAAACGGTGCGCGGAGGCGACAGCGTGAGCCGCTACAGCATCCGCGTCCACCGGGACGACCACGCCCCGCGCGAACTCCCCTGCGACAGCGTCTACGTGGACGACGGCGGCGACCTGCATGTCAACCGCGAGCAACGCAGCAGCGACCTGCTAACGGTGGCCCGATTCCAGCACGGCCACTGGTCCAGATACGAGCTGGAACCCAGTAACGACGCCGCCGAGAAGTGGATACAGGACGGCGTGACGACACCCGATGAGTACCTGAATCGTCACGGTCTTCCCCTCATCGACGCCGCCGATGCCGACATGCCGGTCAAGACCGAGTCGCTGCCCGAGGTCGGGGATCGCGTCCACCTCTTGCGTCGAGGCGACCCCTGCATGGACGTCTACATCGGAGCGGTCCACGGCGACGGAACCGTGCTGCTCATGGCCCACCCGGACAAACCGTGGCGCACCGCCGATCGCGTAGCACAGGACAGCCCAAGCCGCCCTCAGTACTCCTGGCACTGGCCGTGCGACAGCGACGGGCGCCACGACGAGCCCGAACCGGAGCCACCCGCCCCGATCACCGTGACGATCAACGTGTCCGGCAGCGTCATCAGCGAACGCGAACTCGCTGACCTGATCCGGCGGCACGTCGACAAGACGCTCCAGCGCGCCTGGGTCAACCGGGCCATGTACCGCCGCTAACCCAACCCTCACCCCCAGGAGACACCATGTTTACCAAGCTCAAGGCCGCCCTCGCCCACTTCTTCGACCTCGGCGAGGACGAGGTCCACGAGGTCGTCACCGCCCTGGAAGCCGACGCCGGCCCCATGCTCGCCCAGCTCCGCAAGGACATCGTCGCCGACTTCGTCCAGGCCTTCGCCGAGGGCAAGGTCGACGTCACCGCCCTCGCCGCCGAGATCGCGAAGCTCCTCGCCAGCGGCGACACCCCCGCCAGCTGACCCAGCCCCAGCCCGGCTGCCGCCCTCTCGCCTACTCCACGGGAGGGCGGTGACCTGTGCCGGGACTGCCCAACCAAGTCCAGATCAACGTCGCCGCCGGAAGCCAATGGCCACAGTGCTACCAACTCCTCAGCAACGGCGCCCCAGCTGACATCAGCACCGCGACGTTCCGCTTCGTCGTCAGGCCCAGCACCTCAGACACGGCCGAGCCCGCCCTGATCTCCGTCAACTCGGTCGAGTCAAGCAGCCAGGGCTACATCACCGTCACGGTCGAAACGGCCACGATCATGGTTGTCCTGTCGCCCACAGCCACCGCACTCCTCGGGCAGTCTGCCGACCCATACGCCCTGTGGATGAACCCCGGGACACCGAGCCAGACCGACCTCGTCACCGGCACCTCCTTCTGCCAGCTCGTCCCGCTGCCGTGAGGAGGACCCAGTGACGACCGTCGTCATCTCCCCCACCGGCATCCAGGGCCCCGCCGGGAACACGATCATCCCCGGGGAAGGCGCTCCCAGCACCACCGTCGGAGTGGACGGCGACTACTACGTCGACCTCACCGACTACCCCACCTCGGCAGTCTTCTACGGGCCCAAGGCCGGGACCTGGCCGGACTCCGGCATCACCTTCGGGGGCGCCTCCGGCGTCACCTCCGTCAACGACGAAACCGGCGCGGTCACCATCACCGCCGCCGGCCTCGGGGCACTCGTCGCCGCAAACAACCTGTCCGACGTAGAGAACGCCAGCACCGCGCGGGCGAATCTCGGCCTTGGCGTCGCGGCAACCGCCGGCTCGGCCACCACCGGCGCAGAGGGCATCGTCCAACTCGCCGGAGACCTCGGCGGAACCGCTACGGCACCGTCAGTCCTCAAGGTCGACGGTGTTGCGGTCTCAGGCAGCGCCACAGCAGGCACGGTCTTCGCGGCCAGCACCTCAACGACGGCCACCTGGACCGGTGCTGCCCACGTTGGCCCGTGGATCTTCAACGTCGCGGCCTACGGGGCGAAGGGTGACGGCCGGGTCGTCACGGACGGTGCGATGACCGCCAGCAGCGCGGTCCTGACGTCGGCGACTGCGGCGTTCACTTCGGCGGACGTCGGCCGGTACGTCATGGTCAAGGGCGCGGCCCCGACCGGTGTCACGAGCTTCATCGCGCAGGTCGACTCCGTCACGAACAGCACCACCGCCGTGCTGTCCGCTACGGCCTCGACGACGGTCAGCGGCGCGATGGTCATGCTCGCCAGTGACGACACCGCCCACATTCAGGCCGCGATCAACGCCGCGCTCGCCTATGCCGAGGTCCACGGGTCGGCCGTGGTCTACATCCCTGTCGGGTCGGGCTCGTTCTACGGCATCGCCGGGGCGCTCCAGACTGGCGGCTCGACTCTCGGGAACGCGCAGCTGACCCTTGGCGCCCCGGTCGCGACGACCGGCAGCAAGGTCTCGATCACGATCCAGGGTGTCGCGAACGGCAGCGGTCTACAGCACTGGCAGCAGACCGTCCCGACGCTCGGTGGCTCCACGCTGGTCTCCTTCGGCGTCTTCAGCAGCACCGGCGCGCAGTCGACCAGCATCAGCACCAGCGGCAACCCCTGCGTACTCGGCGGACCGGCACAACCCGGCGGCTACGGTGTCTCCCCGGGTGTCTACTCGAACATGCTGGTCACGCTCAAGGACCTGTCGATCCTGACGACGTACAGCCTCTACGGCCTGACGTACTCGGCGGCGGACTTCAGCGGGCTCGCCGAGGCCAACCTGTTCGACTTCGCGTACGGCACCACCGGCAACGTCCCCGCCGGCGACTTCGTGTCGCCGAACCAGTTCGCCAACGGCCTGTCCATCGGCCTGCTGATGCCCGCGGCCGGGAACAACGACAACTGTTCGATCCGGAACATCAGCTGCCACGGCGGATACACGTACGCGCTGTTCGCGACGGAGCACACCGACATCGTCACCGGCAGGCTGTTGTACTGCTGGTCGGCGCTGTGCGTCGTGGGCCTGTACTACGGCTCGGTAGGTGCGACCCACGGGGTGACAGCGACACAGCTGTCGATCGAGGGCTGCACCAACGAGGTGTACTGCATCGGCGTCGGCTCCGGCGGCATCGGCCCGTGGCTCTACGCGATCATCGACACCGAGTCCGGTAGCCCGACGTTCGCCGACAACACCAGCGGCAACGGCCTCGCAGCACTGCTCGGTACGGTGACGCTGACGGGCCTGTACACCCCGGCGAACATCAGCGTCGCCCACCCGACCGGCCTGAAGATCGTCAACGGTCAGGCGGCGTACCCGGTCACCGCAGTGTCGGCGAACTACAGCGTCACGGTTCTGGACAACACGGTGCTGGTGAACGCCTCCAGCGGGCCGGTCACCGTCACGCTGATCAGCGCCCTGTACACCCCGAACAGCTACACGATCAAGAAGACCGACGGTTCCGGCAATGCCGTCACCATCGCCGCCATCGACGGCCAGACCATCGACGGAGCCTCGACCGCCACCCTCACCACCCCGAACGCGGCGATCACCGTGATCCCGCAAGGGGGCGCGTGGCATGCCGTCTGAACCCGGCGGTCAAACGGCCAGCAGCATCGGCATCCACACAGACGCAGGCCGCGCCGGATGCGCGCCACTGCAATAGCGGGCGAGGAGGCGGCATGGGCGAGCGCAAGCGGCAGCCCGGTGACGTCCGGTGCGCCGGGATCTACGGCCCCAAGCACCGGGACGAGTACAAAATCGGCCAGCAGTGCGAGCGCTACATCGACCCCAGCCGCGAGTTCTGCCAGGCCCACTACGTGCCCGACGAGCGCCGCTGCGTCGCCCGCTACTCCCGCAACAACCAGGAGGGCAAGGCGGGCCTGCGGTGCACCAGTTACGCCATGAAGGGCCAGACGATCTGCGGATTGCACGGCGGCAAGGCGGCCCACAACCGGGCCGCCGCAGCACGCCGGCTCGCCGAGGAAAGGGCACGTGAGCTGGTGGAGACCTACGGCCGCAAGATCAAGACCACCGCCACCGAAGCCCTCCTCGACGAAGTCCAGTGGACCGCCGGCCACGTTGCCTGGCTGCGCGAGCGCGTCCAGGAGATCGAACAGGGTGAACTCACCAACAGCGGCGAACAGCCGCTGATCTGGAGCAGGACCCGCCGCAAGACCGGCGGCGACGACTGGGGCGAGACCGAGGAAGCCACCGCCAGCATCTGGCTCAAGCTCTACCAGCAGGAACGCAGCCACCTCGTCCGCGTCTGCGCCGAAGCAATCAAGGCTGGCATCGAGGAGCGTCGCGTCAGGCTCGCCGAACAGCAGGGACAACTGGTGGCCCAGGTGATCCGGGCCGTCCTGGACGACCTCAATCTCAGCGCCGAACAGTTGCAGCGGGTGCCCGACATCGTGCCGCGGCATCTGCGCGCCCTCGCATCCTGAACCGGGGAGGCGGCAGTGACCGTTTCCCCGGACTGGGTCGAATTCGCGGCCCGCGACTTCGAGACCATTCGGCCGCTCCCCTGGCGGAAGATCGCCCGCCCCGAGCAGCTGCCGCCCGACGGCTCCTGGCTCACCTGGGCGTTCATCGCCGGACGCGGATGCGGCAAAACCCGGTCCGCCGCCGAATGGGTCCAGGAGCAGGCCACCACCCACCCCGGCTGCCGCATCGCCCTGGTCGGCCGCACACCGGCAGACGTCCGCGACGTCATGATCGAAGGCGAGTCGGGAATCCTCGCCGTCGCCCACGACAGCACGCCGATCTACCAGTCGACGAAACGGCGCCTCACCTGGCCGAACGGCTCCGTCGCACAGACCTACTCCGCTGAAGTCCCCTCCCAACTACGAGGCCCTCAGCACCACTTCGCCTGGGCCGACGAAGCCGCCGCCTGGACCGACGCCCCAAAGGGCGACGTCCTCGACACGGCATGGAACAACCTCATGCTCGGGCTGCGCCTCGGCACCGCGCCCCGATGCCTGGTCACGACCACCCCCAAGCCCAATGCGCTGACCCGCACCGTCCTCGGACGCCCCTCCACCGTGGTGACCCGGGGCTCCACCTACGACAACCTCGCCAACCTCGCCCCCTCGTTCCGCGAGCAGGTCCTCGCGACCTACGAGGGCACGCGCATCGGGCGCCAGGAACTCCTCGGCGAACTCCTCGATGACGTCGAGGGCGCACTGTGGACCATCAACGACCTCGACGAGGGCCGCGTCCAGTCAGCACCGGACCTGCAACGGATCGTCGTCGCCGTGGACCCGTCCGGCGGCACCGGCCCGAACAGCGACGAGCAGGGCATTGTCGTGGCAGGCCTGGGTGTCGATGGGGAGCTGTACGTCCTCGCGGACCGGTCCTGCTCGATGTCGCCTCACGGCTGGGCGTCGCGCGCGGTCGCGGCCTACCACGAATTCGCTGCCGACCGGATCGTGGCCGAGAGGAACTTTGGCGGCGACATGGTCGAGTCGACGATCCTCCAGGTCGACAAGCGCGCTTCGGTGAAGGTCATCTCCGCGTCCCGCGGCAAGGTCCAGCGAGCCGAGCCCGTCGCCGCCCTGTACGAGCAGCAGCGTGTCCATCACGTTGGTCCGCTGCCGAAGCTCGAAGACCAGATGACTACGTGGACACCGCAGTCCGGCACGAGCCCCGACCGCATGGACGCGCTCGTATGGGCGGTGACCGAGCTGACCGACAACTTCAGCGCCCACCTGTGGATCGAGCACTACCGGCGCAAGGCCGAAGAGGCCAACGCCACCCAGGGCGCCCCCGCCCCGCAGCCCCAGTCGGGCGTCGAGGAGCAGGACCCCGGCGCGGCCCTCCAGGCCGCCCGCGACGTCAACTTCCGATCCCGAAGCTGACCGACAGGGGGTTCATGGTGGTCGACCCCCGCCGCATCTCCAAGACGTTCGGCGGCACCGTCCCGGCCAGCTTCCAGGCCGGCGAAGCCGCTTCGCAGATGACACCGAGCTCGCCGTTCTCCCCCGGCGAGCCGATCGCCCCGTTCGACGGCTACAGCCGCACCCCGCGGTCGCACAACTTCGTCCCCGGCACGAACATCTCGACACGGCCGCGTATCCACGAACGCGTCGCGTTCGAGACCCTCCGCGGACTGATCGAAGCCTACGACGTTGCGCAGATGTGCATCTGGCACCGGATCGACTCGATCCGGTCCCTGGAGTGGTCCCTGGTAGCAAAGTCGGGCTACGGCGGGGACGTCTCGGACGCCATCGACATCGGCATGCAGGTACTGGCGATGCCGGACCGCAATCAGCCGTTCTCGTCGTGGCTCGCCTCCTGGCTGTACGACATCCTCGCCTACGACGCCGGCACCCTCTACCGGCTGCGCAACCGTCGTGGTGACGCCGTCGGGCTGCGCGTGGTCGACGGTACGACGGTCGCGCCGCTGCTGGACTACTGGGGCAACACGCCCACGGCTGCCCAGCCGGGCGATCCGGAGCCGCCCGCGTATGTGCAGTACGCGAACGGGCTGCCGTGGGGCTGGCTGACGGTCGGCGACTTGATCTACCAGCCGTTCCGGAAGGTCCCGAACAGCCCGTACGGCAAGGCGCCGCTGGAGACGATCCTCCTCAACGCCAACACCGACCTCAGGTTCCAGGCCTATTTTTTGCAGCGGTTCACGGACGGCAACATCCCCGAGGCGTTCGCGTCCGCGCCCGAGGACTGGTCGCCGGACCAGATCGAGCAGTTCCAGGAGTACTGGGACGGCGCGATGTACGGGGATCAGGCAGCGAAGCACCAGATCAAGTGGATGCCCGGCGGCTCGACGCTGGCCTGGTCGAACGAGAAGGACTTCACCGACGGCTTCTCGCTGTTCCTGATGCGGAAGACCGCGGCGGCCTATCACGTTGTACCCGCCGACCTCGGGTTCACCGAGAACGTCAACAAGAGCAGCGGCGAATCCCAGGCCGATGTACAGCATCGCGTCGGCGACCTGCCACTGCTGCGCCACATCTCCGGGATCCTCAGCCGGTTCCTGCAAAACGACCTCGGCCTGCCCCTGGACTTCATCTTCGACCTCGGCGAAGAGCAGGCGGACCGGTTGCAGCAGGCCCAGGCAGACAAGATCTACCTGGAGCTGGGCGTCATCGGCGGCTCGGACATCCGCGAGATGCGGTACGGGCTACCCGAGCCCGATGGGCAGCCGATGCCCCGCTTCATCTCCACCACCCGCTCCGGGCCGATCCCGCTCGCTTCCCTGTATGCCCTCGCGGGTCAGATCGATCCGGAGACCGCAGCGCCCGAGCCGGGCACACAGCTCCCTCACGCCGTCTTCGGCGGCGCGGAGGGCGTTGTCCCCAACCCCCCGATCAAGACCACTCCCTTGGCGGAGGAGGAATTCGGGCCGTCCGCAATGCCCCCCGCGCCCCCGCCGCAGCCCGTGGCCAAGGACAGCGAAGGCGGTGGCCCGGCGATGCCGACCGCGGGTATCACCTCCGCGACCGGCATCTACAGCTACGACCTCGCCGGCCACCAGCACGACGAAGAACCGGACGATGCCCAGGAGGCCGCCAAGGCGGCCGAGTTGGCGGCGTTCAAGCGCTTCGTGAAGGCTCGTCGGCGCGACCGGCGCTGGCGCGACTTCACCTTCACCGCCACAGACAAGATCGCCGCGCACAACCTCAACGACTCCGGCCGGCTTGCTGTCCGCAAGGCGTCGGGCGAGGTCGCGGTCGCCGGCCTCGCGGTGCAGGCGGCCGACACGGCCCGAGTGCTGATGCTCCAGCGGGCCCTGGACCCGGAGGATCCCGCGTCAGGCATGTGGGAGTTCCCCGGGGGACACTTGGAGGGCGAGGAGTCGCCGCTCCAGGGTGCGTGGCGGGAGTGGGCCGAGGAGACCGGCTGCATGCCGCCGCCCGGCGCACAGGGCGGAACCTGGACGAGCCCGAACGGGATCTACCAGGGCATCGTGTGGACGGTCCCGTCCGAGGGCTGCGTGCCGATCTGCGGCGACCGGGACCAGATCCCCAACCCGGATGATCCCGATGGAGACATCACCGAGGCCCTGGCCTGGTGGGACCCAGACCTACTGCCCGGCAACCCGGCCGTGCGGCAGGAGCTGCTCGACAACATCGACGCTGCACTCGCGGCGCTCGGTGGCGAGTCAGTCGCCAAGGCGGCTTACCCAAAAGGTGACGCCCCCACCAAGGGGGCGCCCGCCGACTGGCCCGGCTGGCAGCACGACGAGGCTGCCGCCAACTACTGGTCCGAGCAGATCGCCAGCAGCTTCAAGGCGACGCTGACCGTCACGGCGGCGGAACAGCTCGCGCGGGACTACCTCGCGAAGCACCAACTCCCCGCCGACAGCAGCAAGCTCGACAAGGCGCGGCTAACAGCCGAAACCTCCGAGTGGCTCGCGGCCCGACAGCTCGACCTCGCGAAGCCCCTGGCCAAGATCCTGCCCAAGGTCCACGCCGACGGCTACCTGATCGGGCTCCTGTCCGCGAAGGCAGCCGCCGCCGGCAAGAAGCGCCTCAAGCTCGACAGCTGGACACCCGGCGACACAGACCAGGCCCTGCGCGCCATCGCCGACAACGAGGCCGACGAGGACTACGGCCAGCTCGCGGACGACGCACCCGGTGCTGCCCAGCACATGGCCGACACCCGGCACGACGACCTCGTCCGGATCCTCGTGGCCGGCCTGCTGGCCGGTGCGACCGCACTGGTCCTCGGCAGGTTGCTGCGGGACTCGCTCGGCAGCCTCAGCACGGCGCTCGGCATCGCCGTCACCGAGATCACCCGCAGCTCCGGCCTCGCCGCGCTCGTCGGCTACCGGCAGGCCGGAGTCACCCAGGGCCAGTGGGTGCTGGATCCGAGCGTCAACACGTGCCCGATCTGCATCGCCAACGCCGGAGCCGGACCGCGGCCCATCGGTGCCGCTTACCCGTCCGGGAATGCCTATCCGCCTGTTCACCCGCGCTGCCGGTGCAGCGTCGTGCCCGCCTAGGAGGTGCCGATGCCCGAACAGCGCTATGTCCTCGGCGTTGCCTACCAGGCGGGCCCCGACCCACGTATCAAGCGCGGCGCGGACGGCGGCCGGGACTTCTTCACCGACGTGGAACTGGAGAAGGCCGCCTGGGGCTTCCTACAGAAGGGCGCCCAGGTCGGCCTGTTCCACGGCCCGGACGAGTCGGTGGGTGCCGCAACTGTCGTCGAGTCCTACATCTGGCGAGCTGAGCCGTGGGACCTGGGCGATGGAGTCGTCGTTCGCAAGGGTGACTGGCTGATCGGCGCAATCCTCGACGAACGCGCCTGGCAGCTCTACAAGTCCGGGCGCGTCACCGGCTGGTCACCCCAGGGTTCCGCGCGCCGTATCACGCATCGGAGCAGCTGATGGACACACCCGTAACCGACGAGGAGTTCACCGAGCTCCGAGACGCCGACATCCCCCGCGTCGACCTGGTCGACAAGGCCGCGAACGGCATGACGTTCCTGATCGCCAAGCGCGAGGACGGCGCGGGCCTGATGGACCCGGGGCTGATCCGCGACCTGATCGGCAAGTCCGAGCCCGCGCCTCGACCGGAGGAGACGGTGACGATGTCGGGCAGCCCGGCCGCGATCTTCAAGCTCATCCACGAGGCCGCGGTCGCCAAAGCGAAGTACGACGCCGACGACCTCAAGCGCATGGCTGCCAGCGGCGCGGCCATGGAGAACGAGTCGTACCCCATCGAAGACCGCGAAGACCTCGACCGGGCAATCCACGCGGTCGGCCGCGGCGGCTCCTCGCATGACGCGATCCGCGCCCACATCATCCGGCGCGCCCGCAGCCTGGGGGCCTCGTCCGAGATCCCCGACAACTGGAACAAGGACGGCAGCCTGAAGGGCGACGTCGCCAAGGAGATGGACATGGACGACGACGCCCTGGACCCGACCGTGATGCTCGCCGAAGCGGACGGTGACGCGCCGGGCATGGACACCGACCCGGGCTCCCCGGCATGGGAAGCGGTGGACGCGGCAACGGCCCGCAAGTGGACCAGCATCCTGGCCCGCGCCAAGGCCGCGATCGACATGCTCGCCGACCGCGAACTCATGGAAGCTGCCTCCGCCGACCCCGATGACGCCGAGAACGCCTGGGACTTGCAGGACGCCTGCTGCGCCATCGACTACGCCATCAGCGTGCTGGCGCCGTTCGCGGTCGCCGAGCAGGCCGAGGCGGACTGCTGCGACGACATGCAGATGGTCGGCAAGGCCATGGCCGGCTTCGACTCCGATGCCCTGGGCACCATCGAGGCCCTCGGTCAGGTCCGCAAGGCCGGCCGGGTCCTGTCCACCGCCAACGAGCAGGCCATCCGCGGCGCCGTCGAGTCCCTCCAGAAGGTCCTCGCCAGCCTGCCCCAGGCACCCACCACCGACGACGAGGTCGCAAAGACGGCCAACGAGGAGCCGAACATGGACAAGCCGACCCTGTCGGAGGATGTCACCGCAGCAGCCGGCCAGGAGCCCGCGATGGGCGTCCAGGAGGCCGACCCGAAGCCGGTCGCAGGCCAGCCCGTGACCGACATGGCCAAGGCCGACGGCGACAAGCCCGAGATGGTCGCCGTGTTCAACGCGAACGGCAAGCTCGTCGGCATCGTCGACCCCTCGAAGATCACCCCCGTGTCCGGCGCAGACGCCGACACCGGCGCCGACGACACCACGGACGACCCCGCAGATGCCGCCGCCCCCCAGACCCCCGACCTGACGCCGGAACCCCCGGCCGAGGCCGGAACCCCCGCCGACGCCGTCCCCACCGACGACGACGCGGTCACCAAGAACACCGACACCCCCTCGGAAGACGTGCTCAAGAGCACCGTCGAGGCCACGGTCGCAGCAGCACTCGCCCAGTACCAGGCCACACAGGAGCAGACCGTCGCCAAGCAGGCCGACGACCGCGCTCAGCTAGCCGAACAGGTCGCGATGCTGAAGGCCAAGGTCGAGGCGCTGGAAGAGCAGCCCGCCATGCCGAAGGTCTTCACCAACGGTGCCATCCCCCGCGACGTGCGCGGCATGGACAACGGATCAGCGGCAACGCCGGTGGGCCACGAGCTCAAGAAGAGCCTCATGGCCTCCACCGACGCCGGCGAACAGCGCGAGATCGCCCTGCGCATGCAGGAGCAGGCCCGCGCCGCATTCGACCGGCTCCAGCAGGGCTAACGCCCAGCGCCCACCCAAGCCTTCAAGCCCCCTACGGCCCAGCCGTCAGGGGGCTTTCGCATACCTGAAACGAGGTACCCGTGAATTCCCAGCAGGAAATGACGGAGGCCACCCTGGCGGCAATCGCCAAGGGCTCCACCACAGGCATCACCAGCCAGACCGGCCTGTTCTCCTACGACCTGGGCGATCTTGTCCAGCTCGTCCCGGTCGTCACGCCGGCCCGGGACGCCATCGCGCGAGTCGTGGCCACCGACGGTAACCCGTACGCCGTATGGCGCGCCATCCTCAACAACACGGCCGCGCAGCCGTCGCCGTTCATGGGCCTGGACTACGCCGCCAACGTCGCCAAGGTGCAGGAGCAGGACTTCCAGGCGAAGTACATGCGTTCCGGCATGGGCGGCACTGTGACCCTGGACGCGCAGGACTTCTCCAAGGGCTACGCTGACGCGAACGCCGTCGCGACCTTCCAGACCCTGAACCAGGTGCTGATCGCCGACGACCGCGCGCTGGTCGGCGCCCAGAGCTTCCCCCTCGCCGTCCCTGCCGCTCCGGTCGTCACCCAGCACGCCTCTGGTGGCACCATCGGCGCCGTGTCGCTGTACATCGGCGTCGCCGCCCGGACCGGAACCGGCTACTACTACGGGACCGGCAACAGCCAGGGCACCAGCAGCCTCGTGTCGACGTTCGGCTCGGGCTCGACGAACTCCGTCACTGCGACCGTCGCCGCCGTCCGCGGCGCCGTGGCGTACGACTGGTTTTACTCGGCGAACGGCAGCACCTGGTACTACTACACGACCACCACGATCAACTCGGTCACGGTCACGTCGACGATCACGTCGAACAACGCGCTGCCGACCGGCACCGCCGTTCCCGACCTCGCCACCTCGTGGAAGGGCACCGCCAACGCGGTCCCGACCATCAACACCAGCGCCGACAACAACTCGGGCGACTCCACCCAGTACGACGGCCTCCTCGCGTCGCTGTCCGGCGACTACTCCAGCACCGGCCAGTGGGTGCAGTCCGGGACCGCGAACACCAACCCGTCGGTGTTCAACTCCCTCAACGGGGCGGCGCTGACCCTGGGCGGCGGCTCGGTGAACGAGTTCCAGGAGTACCTGTTCATGCCCCTGTGGAACGCCGTCAAGTGCAGCCCCACCGTGCTGATGATGAACGCGGCCCAGGCTCAGGAGGCAGCGACGCTGATCCTCGGATCGACCGGCGCAACCACGTTCCTGAACACCGACGCCGAAGGCCGTCTGAACGTCACCGCCGGTGGCCGCGTCGGATCCGTCGTCAACGCCCCGGCCGGCGGCATCACCGTCCCGATCGAGGTCCACCCCTCGGTCCCCCCGGGCACCATCATCGCCCGCACCGACCGGGTGCCCTTCCCGCAGGCCAACATCAGCAACGTGCTGGAGTACCGCGCCCTGCGCGACACCTACCGGTACGACTACGCCAGCTCCCGCATCGCCAACACTGCTGGCGGAGGGCCGCGTGTTGACTTTGAAATTGAGAGCCTTGGCGCGTTTGTCAACCGTGCCCCCGTTGCCATGGCAGTCCTCTCGAATGTCGCCTGAGCAGCACAGATCTGAGTAATCTCCAAGCGTGGGCTAGTGCGATAGTGTATCTTTATGGGAATGGCGAGAGGATCGCCATTCCCATAAAGGAGCATCCCGTGACCGCTCGCCCCGACGTCACCTGCGCAATTCCCGACTGCCAGAAGCGCGTGATGGGGCGCGGGTGGTGCTCCATGCACTACGCCCGCTGGCGCAAGTACGGCGACCCGCTATACGAAACGCGGCGCTACGCGGCGCAGGGCAGCGTCTGCTCCGTCGACGGGTGCGAGCGTAAACCTCACCAGGACGGCATGTGCTACATGCACGTCCGGCGTCTCGCCAACCACGGCGAGACGACAGATCCGCCCGTGCGCAAGTTCTGGGCCCAGGTTGACAAGGATGGCCCGCTGCCCGACGAGCGGCCCGATCTTGGGCCGTGCTGGGTTTGGACAGGCTGCGTTCACAAGGCCACCGGGTACGGCCTGTTCGGCGCAAGGGTCGGATCACGACTCGTCCACCGAATCGCGTACCAATATGTAGTGGGTCCGATCCCCAAGGGTCTTCATCTCGACCACCTGTGTCGTCGACGCCTTTGCCTTCGGCCGGATCACCTAGAACCCGTGACGCCACGCGAGAACATCCGCCGTGGCGATCAGGGAGCGTTCTGGGGCTACGTCCCGGAGCCAATCCCCGCGAAGCCCACCTTGGAGCGCTCGCTGGTTTGCACGGAGCCTGAGTGCGAACGCCCGGTGTATAAGCGGACAATCTGCCGCGCCCACTACCGGGCATGGCTGAAGGACCCTTCGGTTGTGCGCCCGTCGCAGCGCACTCCTGAGCAGCGCTTCTGGTCCTACGTCGACAAGACCGGCTCCTGCTGGCTGTGGACTGGATCTGTCAACGCCAAGACCGGCTATGCGCGTTTCATGGCCGCCCCCGGCCGTCGCATGGATGCCCACCGCTACGCCTTCGAGTTGGCGAACGGGTCCATTCCCGAGGGTCACGATGTCCACCACGCCTGCCACGTGCGGCACTGCGTGCGCCCTGATCATCTTCAAGCGACGACGCGTTCCGAGAACCTGCGGATGCGTAAGGTTCGGCGCTGACCCAAGTTCCATCCCCGAAGGCCGAGAGTCCCGCGCTCTCGGCCTTCAGTATGTCCTGACCCTCACACTTCCGAAGGAGCGCAGTCATGCGCCTTTACACGCGTACGGGCGCGACCGCGCTCACCGACCCCGTCACCGGCCACACCTACGAGGCCGACGCCGAGGGCGGCTTCGGCTTCCCCAATGAGTTCTCCGACCGCATCGGCGGCTTCTGTACTAACGGGAAGCCGCACTGGGAGACAGAGGCTCAGCGCAGTCAGCGCCTGGCAACCGAGGATCGGCAGCACAGCCAGGACCCGGCGACACTCCTGGCCGCGATCCGCGAGCAGGGCGTGAGCAATAAGGCGGTGCTGGAGGCGCTGGCCGCGGCGCTCGGTGCCAAATCCGGGGTTGAAGCCCCCGTCGTAGCGGAGGGCGCCCCCGACCTGGCAGGGCCTGGCGTTCCGGAGCGTGCCGAGGCCAAGGGTGATACTGCGCCTCCTCCCATTGCCGCAGCCGCAAAGCGCCGCGGGCGCGCTGCGGGCGCCGAGTAGCGCCTCTTGACGATCGCTGGGGGCAGTCAACGAGAGGGGGTGGCTGATGCCGCTCGGCACTCCGTACGTCACCCCTGCGATGCTGGCCTCTGCGCCCACGGGTGTGCCCTGGGATCAGATTCCGGAGTACGAGGCGCTCGATGCTGCCCAGTTGGCGGAGCAGACGAACATCTGCTGGCGTGCGACGTCGATCGTGGATACCTACTGCAACCAGGTGCTGCGGGCCACCGTCGACAGTGAAGAGCTGTCCGGCCCGGGGGCCAAGCGCGTCGGGATTCAGCGCGGCACCGGAAACGGCCTGCTGATCATGCGGCGCTGGCCTGTGACGGATGTCCTCGCGCTCCAGACCTCCCCGAACCGGGCCTTCCCGCGCACCTGGACGGTCGTCCTGCCGGGCCAGTACGCGGTCGAGCATCCGCTCATCAACCTGTACTCCGATTCGGCCAGCGCCACCATGCCCGACGGCGGCACGAGCATCGTCGTCGCCCCGGGCTACATCTGCCCCCGGCGCAACTCAACGAGGCTCCTGGTCAGCTACACCAACGGCTGGCCGCATACCTCGCTGACCGCGGACGCGGCAGCCGGCGACACGGTCCTGAACGTCGACGACGTCACCGGTTGGACCGGGGCGAGCGGCTTCGCCTACGACGGGTCCTCGACCGAGTCCCTGATGGTCGAGTCGGTGTCGGCGACGACGCCGATGAGCCTTCCGAATGGGGTGGGCACCGCGCAGACCGGCCCGGGGACGGTGACGCTGACGGCGCCACTGGCCTATGCGCACCTCGCCGGTGTCGTCGTGTCGGCGCTACCGGCGAACGTCCTGTGGGCGACGGTCATGGCCGCGTCCATGCAGGCCCTGGTGGCGGGCATCACCTCGATCAGCATCCCGGACGTTCCCGGCTCGCAGAAGTCGAGCAGCGGGGGCGCGACGGACCTGCAGGTGCAGTACAAGCAGCTGCTCGACCCCTTCAAGCGGATCATTTGAGGGGGCCTCGTGCCGCTGAATAGCATCCAGTACTTCACCAAGGGCGTCCTCGATGGCTTGGCCATACCCGGCAGTACAACGGCCCTGAAGGCGCAGATCACCCCGCCGACGATCCAAGGCCTCAGCGGGCCGGTGGCGTTCGTGTGGGGCGGCTCGATGCGGACGACGCGCCAGACCGGGCCGCGTGGCAAGCCGGGTGCGGCGGGCTTCAAGAAGCAGTTGTGGGACGTCGATGTGACCTTGGTCTATCTGACGAACCCGAGGAACGACCGCGTCGACCAGGCGTTTCCCCTCGTGGTCGACGCAGTGCTGGCGCAGGTGTGGTCGACGACGATGCCGGTACCGATCACTGATCCCACGACGGGACTTGAGTCCCAGGTCTTGCAGTTCGGCGAGGACTACCGGCTCGACTACACGTTCGTCCGCACCCCCGCGAGCGACCGGATGCTGTTCTATGAGGCGCGCCTCACGCTGTCGGTCTACGAGGCGGTGAACGCGTGACGCTCAGTGTGGAAGTGACCGGCGGGGACGACAGTCCTCTGGGCAGTTTCGACATGGAAGTCGCGCTCGACGCCTGGGCGCAAGAGGTTGGCCCGGTGATCGTTGCGGCGCTCAAGGCATGGGCGCCCGTTGCCCTGGATGGTGTGCCTGGTCGGGGGGCCTTGCAGAACTCGATCAAGTCGACGACGGAGGCTGCGGGCGAGTCGGTGACGTTGACGTTCACCGCCAACGTGTCCTACGCAGGCTTCGTCGTGGACGGGACCGCCGCACACGACATCAGGCCGAGCACGAAGCGGGCCTTGTTCTGGCCTGGCGCGCCCCATCCGGTGGGTCTCGTCCACCATCCCGGAACGCGACCGAATGCTTTCGCTGAGCGTGCGATCACGCCGCTCCTCTCCGCGATCCAGGGCCGCCTTGAGGCTGCGGTTGCCGACGAGCTCGATGCGGGCGAGTAGCCCTCCCTTTCAGTTTCGGCCCCTTCAGTCCATAGGAGGTGGGGGCCTTGAGGCTCCGCTATCTCGGCCAAACGCCAACCACGTTCGTCACCCTCGGCCTTGAGGTCGCGCCAGGCGAAGAGTTCGACGTCGACGACTCGGCCGCCGCGGGCCTGCTCGGTCGCGCGGACATCATCGCCGCCGATCCGCCGAAGCCCGTACGTCGCAAGGCAAAGGACGACGCCACCTCACCCTCAGCCCCCAAGTCAGCCGGCGACGTGCCGGACCCCACCGTAGAGGAGGTGTCCAGTGGCGTTTCCGACGATCACTGAGGCCGATGGTGCACTTTCCGCAACCGGTCTGGCGAAGGAGGTCACCTTCGGCACCCCGGTTGCCGCCACGACGTTCCTGCCGATGAGCGGGAACAGCATGGAGGTCGACCCGGGCTGGTTCTCGCCGACGCTGATGCAGGCCCTGCGCGACAAGCAGGTCTACAACCTCCAGGGCGAGGAGCACTTCATCGGTGCCCTGGACGGGCCTCTGTTCCCGTCGAACGCCATGGAGCTCCTGGTCGCGTCCATTGGCGCGGACAACATTGCCGGGGCCGGGGTCACGGGCACCGCAGGTACGGGCAGCACGACCTTGTCGGGCACGGTCCTGGCCGGCGTCACCTCGATTACCTTGGCGTCAGCTACGGGCTTCTCCACTGGCCAGGTCGTTCAGATCGACGTCAACGGCACGGGTCCTACGACGACCGCCGAGTGCCGCATGATCACTCTGTCGGGGACCACGGCCACCTTCACGCCGGCACTGGTCTATGGCCACACGTCGGGCTGCACGATCACGGGCGTCGTGGCACCGTACACGCACACCATTCAGCAGCAGAACACCCTGCCGTCGCTGACCATCGAGAAGAACATCGGTGACCGGCAGAGCCTTCAGTTCGCGGGCTGCCGGGTCAACAAGTTCGACCTCAAGGCGCCCGTGGGCAACGAGCCGGTGGCGCTGACGGCGGACATGATGGGCCAGTCCGTGACGATCCTGGACTCGCCGACGGGCGTCAGCGTCACGAACGAGCTTCCATGGGTGTTCACCGAGGCCAGCGTGACGTTCTACACGACGGCTCGCACCGAGGCGGCGAACCTCACGCTCTCCATCGACAACGCGATCAAGGAGACGTACACCTACAGCGGGCAGCACGGGCCGTCGTTCCTGACCCCGATCAACCTGCACGTCAGCGGCACCCTCGACATGGTGTGGTCCAGCCTGGACAACGCGACGTACGGCGACTTCAACCGCATGTACAACCAGACGCTGGGCGCGCTGAACTTCACGCTGACCCACCCGAGCAGCGCCGGGTCCATCGCCATCTCCATCCCGCAGATCGCCCTGTCGAAGTACGCCAACGACCTCAAGGCCGAAGACGTGATCATGTCCGGGCTCACCTGGGAGGCCTCCCGGCCGCTGACCGGCTCCAGCCAGTACACGATCCAGGCCACGGTCACGAACAGCATCTTCCTCCCGTACTGACGCGCCTCTCTCCACGCCGCCCCAAGCCGTCCGGCCGGGGCATTTGCTTGTCCACCCTCACCCCAGGAGTACCCCATGGGCTTTCTCTCCGCCTATGACGGCGTCAAGCGCGTCATCATCGACCACCCCAGTGGGGACTACTGGGTCGACCTGCGGGAGCACATCTCGCAGGGCGCGCAGGAGGAGGCGCAGCGTACCCAGCAGACCCTCACCATGGTCGGCGGCAAGCCGTGCCCCGCCCCTGATGTCGTCAAGGGGCGCCAGTTGCTGCTGCTGGCGCACGTCAAGGACTGGAACCTCGACGACGACGGCAGGGTCTGGCCGGTCAATATCCAGTCGATCAAGCGCTTGCCGGATGTCGTGTTCGACCAGCTCTTCGCGGTCGTCGACAAGCTTGGCGAGGGCGAAGGCCCCAAGGAGCGGGCCCAGTTTCCTGACGAAAGCGAACTCGGCGATTCGGATGGGGACACCGGGGCCCCCGTCCTTGTCGACGTTCCTTATGGAGCAGGAGCTCTGGAAGCGCCTTGGGCTGAGGCGTGACGATCTGCTGAACCGGCCGGCGCGTGAGGTGTCGGACTACCTGCTGTACATCCAGCTGATCAACCGCGAGGAGCAGCGCAGGCAGTCTGCGCCCTCGCACCGCTGACCGTCGTGTGCCCCCGTCCATTTCGGCAGAACGGGGGGCGGATGTCTCTCGGTAGCGCATTCACGATCCTGGCGGTACTTGAGGCAACGGACAAGATGTCGTCGGTCCTCGACCGGGTCGATGGGGCTCTCGACTCGTTCTCGGGGACGGCGAAGGCTGCGGCTGATGCGGCGTCCGAAGCCGGGGTAAAGATCGACGAGAGTCTGTTGCAGACTGCGTCCGGGGCCGATGCTCTGGACCTAGCGACGACTCGTGCTGCGGCAGCCCAGGACAAGATGGCCGCCGCCACGGCAGCTCAGGCGCAGGCAGAGACTGCGCTGTTGGAGGCCAGTGCCGCAGTTGCCTCAGAGGAGGAGCTGGCGGCGGCTGCCGAGGCGGTAGCGAAGGCACAGACGGAGGCAGCTAGTGCTGCCGCGGAGTTGGCATCGGCACAGAATGCGCTGTCGGTGGCGACGGAGGCTTCGGCGTCCGAGTCGGAGCTTGCAGCCGCGTCCGACTTGGTGGCGTCCGCTCAGCAGCGTGCCGCCGTTGCAGCGACGGAGTTGACCGCCGCGCAGGAGCGTCAGTCTGCACTGGTCACGTCCGCCGATGTGGCCGCTGCTGCTACTGCGCTGACGACTGCGGAGAAGAACGCCGCAAAGGCAACGACCGAGGCGACTGCCGCGCAGGAGCGACAGGAAAGCGTCGCCCGTGCGCAGGCCGCAGCGAATGCGGAGGCTGCGGACGAGACGGACGCGGTGGCGGCTGCGCAGGCGCGGATGGACGCCGCGAACGAGGAGTCGGCATCCAGTTCGGGGCTGGCGTCGAAGGCGTTTGGGATCACCGGCTTGGCCATCGCCGCAGTCGGCTACGAGTCGATCAAGGCGGCGGGGAGCTTCCAGAGCCTCACCGAACACTTGGTCACGGACGCCGGGGAGTCCCAGAGCAACCTGAAGATGGTCCAGCAGCGGATCCTAGGTATCGCCTCGGCGACCGGGACTAGCACCACGACGCTCGCCAACGCCGCCTACGTCATCGAGTCCGCGGGCATTCACGGCAAGAAGGCCATGGACGACCTGTCGGTCGCCGCGCAGGGCGCGAAGGTCGGCGGCGCAGAGGTGTCCACGGTCGCGTACGCGATGGCGACCAGCATGAACGCGTACGGCGACAAAGCCGGCACGGCGACGCAGATCACCAACGAGATGATATCGACCGTCGCAGCCGGCGACATGAAGATGCAGGACCTGGCCACGGCTCTCAGCGCCGTCACGCCTGTCGCTGCGGCTGCGGGGATCAGCTTCTCGCAGGTGGGCGCGGCGATCGCGACGATGACGTCGCAGGGCATGAGCGCGCAACAGGCCGCCCAGGACCTCGGGCACTCCATCAAGTCGCTACAGAACCCGAATGCGACGCAGATCCAGGAGATGCAGCAGCTCGGGATCAACGTCACGGACCTGTCGACGAAGATGGGCAGCCGCGGCCTGACGGGCACCTACCAGGTCTTGATCCAGGCGATCACGTCGCACATGGGTGCCGCAGGCACCGTGATGATGAACGCGTTCAACCAGTCGTCGTCCGCCGCGGCGGACGCGAACACGATCTTCTCGAAGCTCGGGCCAGCCGCCCAGCAGTTGGCCAAGGGGTTCGAGGACGGCTCGATCGGCGTCTCCGCCTACCGCACTGCGGCGCAGGGCCTTGGTGGTGAGCAGGGCGTTCTGGCGGCGCAGTTCGAGACGACGTACAGCAAGGCGAAGGGCTTCAACTCGCTGCTGACGTCGGGCTCGCCGGCGGCGCAGACTTTCACCGCAGCTCTGTCGAAGGTCACGGGAGGCAGCACCGGCCTGAACACAGCCCTCATGCTGACGGGCCAGCATGCGGCGACGTTCGAGAAGAACGCCGCCGCCATTGGCGCCGTGGGAAAGTCCACGTCCAAGTCGGTGCAGAACTGGTCCACGATCCAGGACACGTTCAACCAGAAGATGGACCGCCTCAAGTCCAGCGTCGAGGCCGCCGGGGTCATGATCGGCATGAAGCTGCTGCCGGTCGTGTCCAAGGTCGCGGGGGCCTTCGCCAACGTCGTCACTCCGATCCTGTCGTGGATCAACCACAACCAGAAGCTGGTTGGGCTCATCGGTGCTGTCGCCTTGGGCATGGCTGCTGCGGCTGCCTCGATGAAACTGGTGGAGATTCAGGGCGCGATCCTGGAGGGTGTTATCGCGGTCCTGAACGGGGAGTTGGACGCCGACCCGATCATGCTCGTGGTCTTGGCGATCGGCGCCCTGGTTGCCGGTCTGATCTATGCATACACGCACTTCAAGACATTCCGGGATATCGTCAACGACGTCTTCGGGCTTTTCAAGACGGTCGTGATGGCAGTCGTCCATGCCGTGGAAGCGGCCTGGGGCGGCCTGTCTTCGGCGGCTGTCGCGGTCGGGCATGCCTTGGAGTCGGCGTGGAACGGCGTCGTCACCGCGGCGGAGACGGTGTGGCATGCCCTGGAGGATGCCTGGAACGCGGTCTCGTCGGTCACTTCCACGGTCTGGAACGACATCGCTGGGTTCTTCGATAAATGGTGGCCGCTGCTCCTCGTGATTTTTGCGGCGCCGATTGCGGTGTTGATTGCGCTTTGGAACCACTTCGGTGGTGACATCATGTCCGCCGCGGTGACCACCTGGAACGCAATCTCCGGTTTCTTTGTGGGTGTCTGGCACGCCATCACATCCGCTGCTGACACGGCTTGGAACCTGTTCAAGAAGTTCGTCATCACGCCGGTTCAGGAGGTGTGGACGGAACTCCAGCCGATCATCCACGATGTGGAGTCGTTCCTGGCCGGCATCTGGCACAGCATCGAGTCCGTTGCGGGCACCGTCTGGAACTCGATCAAGTCGGCGATCATCGATCCGATTACCGAGGCCTGGCAAGCAATCGTCAGGGTCGGCAGCGACATCGTCAACGCGGTCAGCGGCGCTCTCCATACAGCATGGAATGCAGTGGAGAACGTCGGTTCCTGGTTCCTCCAGATCGGTGAGGACATCGTCAACGGCATCGTGAGCGGGGTCGAGAACGCCGCGGGTAGCTTGTTCTCCTCGCTCCAGAACCTGGCCTCGGGGGCCCTGAATGCAGCCAAGAGCTTCTTGGGGATCGGTTCCCCGTCGAAGCTGTTCCGCGACGAGGTCGGCCAGTGGATTCCTGCGGGCATCGCTGAGGGTGTGACCAAGTACGCCGCAGTTGCCCAGCAGGCCGTCAAGGGCCTTTCGGGGACGTTGACCACGTCCGCGCACACCGCAGTCACGGGCTCTGTGACTGCGGCCGGCGTCGGGCTGCCGGCGTTGCCGCCGGCCGGGGCGGGCGGCGTGAACATCACCGTCGACCTGCGGGGAGCTACGGCGATGTCGGACGGCGACTTCAACAAGCTGGCCGCCAAGGTGGGGCAGGCCGTCGTCAAGAGCCTCCCCCAGGGCGGCTTGCACGTGAAGATGGGTGTGGGTCGGTGACACTCACCCAAGCATCCGCCTCTTTGCCGACTCGAACTGGTCGGATGTAAGGACGCCCTGCCGAAACATGCGTTCGAGGTCGGCAAGTTGATCTACGACGGTGGGCTCTGATGTCCTTCCGTTTTCCTTGATGGCAGCCTCCACAGCTGCCTTGAGGTGCTCGAACTGGGGCTGCGTCTTGC